ATAGACGCTGCACAGGTCCGGCTTGCCGTACGGGTTGTCAAACTCGCCATTCCACGAATAGATAACCGCCCGATAGGGGTTGATGCTGGACCTGTTTCCGAGGTAGTCAGAGACGTTCAGCGACGTAATGTTGTTGAATCTGTCCAGAGAAAATCCGATAACGCCGATGTTTTTCGGTTTCAGCTTTTCAATCGTATAGCTTCCCTTGTGCGGACCGCCGTCCACGAATGAAAAGACGGACTCGCAGACAGACCGTCCGTACAGACAGGCGGACATAATAGGCCTGAGACCAATGGCCTTGTCGCCAAACAGGTTATCAAGCGTCCATCTGACGAATTCAGCGATTTCGACGTCCTGAGCGCTTTCGCTTGCAGGGGTTACGCGCCAGCGCTCCGAAACGATGGCGTTGCGTTTCAGCGTGTAGGCCGCTACAACCTGAGGGTCTCTGGATATTTCCTCAAAAATTTCAAGCCCTTCCCGTTCTTCCAGAGACGAGCGACCTGTTGAAGTCAAAAGGCCCGAGTCGAATGGGAATTCCTTGTTGATTAACTGGAGCAGCGTATTTTCAGTTTGAAGCCGTTCGCCAAACCAGTCAGACTTTGCTGGTTCTTTTTTCGCGAAAAATCTTGAAAACCAGTTCACCATTTTTCAGGAAGCTCCAGCAGAGGGCTATCCGGTTTGACAATCCGCAAATCAGACGTCTTTCGCCCATTCCCCATTATACCCTGTTCTTTCTTGTGGACGCCTGCGGTTAATAAATCAAGGCCGCTGACGCCCATTTTGGCGTTTGTCATCATATCCCAAATCAGGAAAGTGACCGCGTCGAGAACGTCATCCGTTTTAACGAGTCCAGAGCGAGGCGCTGCGACTGAATATATCAGGTTTGGCAAATCAACCTTGTCTTCGCCCTCTTCGTCTTCCATGCCGGTAAACAGGTCATCCGGTTTCGTTTCAACGGGTTTGTTCTTGTTGTACCGCATGGCGACGCGCGCTTCTTCTATAAACGCCATTTCCGGGTAGGTTTCAACGCAGTCGATGTTGATGAGTTTTTTCAGGTTGCGATAGGCGAGCCAGTTGAGTTTTTCGGTAATCGGGATGATGAACCCGAACGGGTCGTCCTCTGACCCGTATCGTTCGTTCAGCTCGTCCACGATGTACTGGGATTCAAACTGGTCTGAGCTGACGCCAATGACGTTGAATTTCTCCATGAGGTCTTCGATATGGGCGAGGACCATTTGCGGGTTAACGGGCGTACAGACCGCATTCAGTTTTTGGCTCGCTGACGGTTTGTACAGTTCATTGCCATCGCGGTCTTTCCAGACGGCTTGCCAGTAGTGGATATAGTCCACAACGGCGACGATGCGCTCGCGTCCATTCTCGTTGCGATATTCCTTGTGTCCGAGGGCCAGCGCGTACCGGTCATGTTTTCTGGATGGGTCAATCCGTATCCAGTATTCCCGCTCTGGGCGTCCGGCCAGTTGTTTCGTCGCTTTGCGATTTACGGCGCGATTGATTTCCTGTTCAGACAGGAAGACGTTCATGGCGTCCACGAACTGGCTTCCGTGTTCCGCGTCCGCCGTAATAGGGTCTTCGTCGTATTCCTGACTGAAGTCTTCCTTGCTGGCGTATTTTGGATTGATTTCCCAGATAGCGAGCTGGAACATGACGCAGTTTTGAATCAGCCCATTTTTAATCTGGCGATAGAGCTGGTAGGTTTTGCCGATTTTGAGACCCGCTGACGAGGCGAACAGCATGATGCCGAGTTTGCCGAACCTGTTTTTAACGGCGGGACCGATTGCGACGTAGCATTGGGTAAACGACTTTTCTGACTCCGGGTTGTCTTCGTGGCAGAAGGCGGTTTCTTCGTGATAGTAGCAGAAGGTATCTTCGCCCCTGACGGTATTGGCGTTCGATGTGTAGGCGCGGGCTTCAACGACGTTGCCGAAGTTGATGGATTCTTTGAGTTCATCGAAGCATCCGGCCATGTCGTCGTCGTTGCGCACATGCGTTTTAACGGACCGAAAGAGGGAGACGGCTTGGTCTTGCTTACCGGCGAGGCATTGGATTGCGATTGGTTTTGTTTTGGCGAGTCCAAACCATCTGTGGGGGTCTTTAAACGACAGGAGGAACCGAATGAAGTAGGAGACGAGCAGGGAACACATAAAGGACTTGGAGCCGCCCCGTCCAATCAGGAGGAGGACAACGAGCGGCGATTTTGATTTTGGGTTGTGCCGAACGACGGCCTGTTTATACTTTGCGTCTCCTTCCGGATTTTTCCCGTTTTCAATCATCTGGTCCAGTTCAGCTTGTTCCGCTGGCGTAAGGGGCAGGTGGGGGAATTGCGTTCCGGTATTAATAATCGTTTTCAGAATCAGTTTTTGCATTTTCCAGAGTCGCACATGAGGTCCGAGGACTTTCTGGACGAATGATTTCAGGGTAGGGGGATCGCCGACGGGAAATCGTTTTCCGCCGGTATCTCCCAGAAGGTATTCTCTGACTTTGTCTTCAATAAATTCCATCAATCGAACATCAGGGGCGTTTTCACTGATTCTTTCGCGACCTGTTTAGCGAGCATCCAGCAGACGTGTTTCAAGTCCTGTTCTTTTTCCTTCAGTTCTTCTTTCATTTCAGCGAGTTGTTCTTTCAGGCTAATCATTTGTCGTTTCAGCGCATTAAACCGAATTTTGACGCGTTCTTCGACGGGTATTTCGTGTCGTTGCGACAATTCGAGGTCATCAGAAATGAGGCTCATCATAATTTGCTGAGCCATCATCGTCGAGTAGGGCGATTCGTGTTTATACTCCACCGTTTTTCTCCTCTGAAATCATGAATTTAAGCAGGATTGCGTAGTTAATCACGTCATCAATCGTGTCATCGACCGTTTCGTCTTTAACGGCGTTGAAGCCTTTTTCCAGAAACGACTCTATCCGGCAGAACTTATCGTGTATCCGCACGCAGATTCCAGCCGGTCCATGCCGTCTAAAGTTCGCCAGCGCATCTTTCCGCATTCCGTAGTCCTGATTCTTTTTCATCATCAGGTTCAGTGCGTTCTCGCAGGTCTGTTTGTGCATTTCAAACAGCCTATCCCGTTGAGACGTCGCTAGCGCAATGGTATTGGGGAATATATCATTCAGCGGGTCATCACCAGTCGTCATCAGTCGCAAGTCTCCTAAAACTTTTCGCCATTTGCGGGTCTTGTTGCACCAGCTCAGACATCGTTTCCAGCCCAATTTTCGGCGTGTCATCCGCATTAATCACGCCGAAGTCCGTCAGAACCTGTCCTTCCTGCTTCTCAATCTTGTTAATAATCATCATAGCGGCGTCCCTATCCCATTTGACGCCCATCTTCCTAAGGACCATGAGGGCAATCAGGGGCAATTCCTGCAATTGTTTCAGCAGTTTGGCGTAATGGGACTCCGCCTTGGTCAGGTTGTCCATCAGCTTCAGTTTCAGCTCAACAGGCACCGAGTGTCTGACTTCCCTGTTCTTGAATTCCACCAATCCATTTTCCGTCGCCATGGTCCCGGAGCGGTCCGTGCTTTTCAGCTCCGCCTCTTCTTCCTCAATCCGTCTGAGTTGCTGATAGTAGATATTCACCTGAGCCTCAGCCCGTCGTATCGCCTTCATCAGCATATACACGTAGTCATATTTAAACTCTGGCGTGTAATATTCCACGTCAATGCCGTAAAACGCCGACTTTCTAACCCCAGACCCAGTATTCGGGTCCGTGTTGATATCATTTTCCTTCCGGAATCTGACCCGGCCGTCATCCATCTTGTCAGCCAGCTCATCCAGTTTTTCCAGTTGGTCATCAATATCCGGCAAGTTAATCACCCTTCTGACGTCGTTTCTGGAACCCTTCAGCGGTTTTATCCGCTTTTCCATCAGCGTATCGACGCTCATCGTCTCCAGTAAAACCGTGTCCGTATCACTGGCTCTTTCAAGCGACTTGTAGTGATACCAGCAGCACATCCTTCCATCTTCGAGCTTTTTGGTCACCTTCCCCTGACACAAATCGCCCGTTTTCGTCGAAAAAGCGCATTTAACAGCACCCAGCCGTTTTCGTATCTTCTCCAGCTTCTTTAACTTCGCTCTCTTGCGAAACTGCGTCCTCTTCTCCCTGTTCCTGTCCGACTGTTCCTTCCTCTGTATCCCCCTCTTGTGCATCCCGCACACCCATATCGCCGGCTCCAGCACCCTGTACTTCGCCCATCTCTCGCAGTCCGTCCCGTCCTGCTTCTTTATCTGGCATCGAACCCTTTTCGGCATACCATCTTCTTCCGATTTGCTTAAACTGCCAGCCTCTCCAAACCTTCGGCTCGCAATCCCTAATCGCTGACAACACGTTATAAACTGACTTCAACGCCAGTCCTTCCGTCTTCGCGACTTCCTTTATCTCAATCATACCGTTTATACTCCATGATATTCATTACTCTGTCAAACATCCAAGTACGTATTCTCCGGAGCGTTGGGTCATCAGCCTTTTGAACGAAAAATCAGCCCTTTTGAATACGGACAGAAAAGTATTGCGCAGAAAATCAGGCTATAACCCACCCACCATCCCATACCCCGCCATTAGGATACACCCCGAACAACACACCGGCGCGCTCTTGGCCTCACCCACCCACCCGTGAACAGCCAGCAGCAAGCAACAGCGGGCAGTACGCAAGGCGGCGTCGAGAAGTCACAATAACCCCTTGTTTGCGCTATGGCCGGTTTGGCTGGGAGGATCGCCCCCCCCCTCGCCCCGCTCCCCTCGCCCGCCTCACTCCATCCTCCACGGCCAGACCCGCTACTCTGTCCTTCAGCCACATCCTCATCAGTCCTTCCCTCATCAGGCCAGCCACGCCCTCACAGGCTACGCACTCATCCACAACTCATCCCTCATCTGTCTTCTCATACATGAACGCAGGGCCGCACGCCCTCTCATTCTCATCCCGTTCAGCCAGCGAGCCCCTGTTGATAGAGCCCGTCATCCTTTACCCACAGCCTCAACGCAGCCGTACCCGCTCAGTCATCCATCCCTCACCCTGAGCATGAGGCCACGGTGTCCTTGAGGATGCTGACCCATCCATGCGTGCGTACATCCATCCAAGCCTCAGTGCGCCATCCCGTTCGACGCAGCAGGCAGGCCCATTGCGCAGTCGCAGGATGATGCGAGACCAGCAACAGCCATACCTCTCGTACCCGTTACCCAAGGCCTTGCCCTCGTACGCAAAAGCCCCATGGCATGGTAGAGCAGAGCGTGTCCAGTCCGTTACCCTAATCCATTGCCCCATGCGTCTCCGTCAAATAAGGCTTCTCAGTCAGCCGACAGCCTGCGTCCTCTCCGCGCTCCATTCAGACCGTCCCTTTTCACCTCGTCCTTGCTGACCACTCATCAACGCTACAACGTCTCCGCCAGCCGCAACAACACGCAATTTGGATATACTGCCGTCGCCCGCGTTCCAAGTCCATCTCTTTCCTTCTTCATTCAGCAGCATATCCAAACTGCATATTGATTCCGTAGGCGAATCCGTTGTGACGCGTATTCGTGGCCAGACAGGCCGATGCGAAAAGGAACATCCAAATGAAACGCAAAGAGGACTCCATCTTGGCGGACCTTGAATCCGCATTCGCCGAAGGCGCAGACGAACAGGCAATGAATCAGGGCAACGAACTGGAAATGCTCCGCTCAGCAATCCATGGCGCGTTTTGGTACAAGTTCAAGACCTTGCGCAACGACTACGAAAAATACAACTACTACTGGTCGCGCGTCATCCTGCAACTGCACAACGGTCCCACCAACTACATCAAACAGGACGGCACTCCGATGCTCGACTGGAAGCCCGTGCAAGAACAGCTCAGCATCCTCAAAAACATCGTAACCTCACTCAAGCTGACCGATGAACAACTGAGCAAGTACGCCCGCATCGACGCTGAACGCAAAGAACGCCGAGCCCTCTACAGCGGCACCCAAGCCGACCGCGATGAGTTCGAGGGCGTCCGTCCCCGCACCACGTACGCCAAGACCGACAATGAACGAGCCATGGACGAGTTCGCAGCCCAGAAGGGCGTGACCATCCTGCACCGCTAAATCCCAATGAGGGGGTGGCCGAAAGGCCATCCTCTCTCTCTATCCCTTTCTACAACACACACTCCCTCATGGGCTGGTGAGCAATCATCAGCCCTTTTTTTATCCAGAAAGAAGACGAAAAATGTACATAGTGTTCGAAATAGAAAAATTCATCCAAAAACTCAAAAAAACCTTCAAAAAATTCAAAGTAAGACACGACATAAATAAAACAGTAAAAAAACTCAAACAGTCATCGCCAGAATTCATGGATGAACACTTCGCTGAAATGATCACCAATTTCATGAACAAAAAACAGTAGAGCCGAATCGCTTCGACCCACGAACCAATCATTTCTGACACAGTTCATTCCAAAAAACATTGTCATTATAACCGTTTACGAAAACACGAAAGGACCAAAACAAATGAAAAGCATGATTCTCACTGCCATTTCGGCCATTCTCATCCTCACCCCCATGGCTCAAGCCGACAAACTGACCTTCGACCCATCGACCCGCGAAGGCCGTACCGCAGCCTACGCCGCCATGAACGAATACAACGCCGTGGGAAACGCAAACCGTCTCATCCGCAACCTGAACAGCCTGCAACGGTCCAACAAGGACTTGAGCCCGCTGGCCTCGAAACTGATTCCCCAACTGCAAGAGCTGGTCAAGCAGCTCAACGGCGACAACAACATCTCCTCGAACCAGTAACCATCACCTCAACATCCGGGAGCCGCACGGTGCTGTCTGGCGAACTGTCAGAGACCATCGTGCGGTTTAATCCCGCCTCCTTCATCTACCACCTGCCCGATTGCGAATGGGCCGTCAAATGCAAACGATGCATCGATATGACATTGCGAGAAGCCTCCACAAAAGGCCGAATGTGCTATCCGTGCCAAACGCAACTGGAGAAGTAAAGTGTTCAAAAACGCAAAATCATTCCGGTTCTATCTGGACTTCTGGGTCTGGTCGCACAATGGCCACTCGATGGACTACCGAGCAGCATGCGAAAAATTTGGAGAAGAAACAATCGAACAATACCTGAAAGAAGAAATCCTGATAACCTCAATTGGACTGATTAAAGTCAGAAATCCGGAAGAATTCACCTATTTGGGCGAAGCGCTCAGATTTTTAATCTGAATTCAGGAGAATCAAAATGAGCGAGTATGAAGGACACTCCATCAGAGACAGAAAATATCTCGATGCGAACGGCATTACAAGAACAATCAAAATATGCGTCCTGTGCGGCGCAATGGACAAACAACTACAAGATTTCAGAGGATGCCACGACTTCCATCTGCATTGCGATTTGATTAAATCCCTAACGTCAGAGGAATAACAACCATGTCCGGCATTGATTACAAAAAATGTAACCACTGCTACAAAAAACTGTTCTACGACGTTGAAGTCAATTACGGAGAAGCCGCCCTCGTCGCAGCCCTCTGCCACGAATGCGCGACATCCTACAAATTCACTCTCGAAAAAAGAACAAAAATAGAACGCGCTGAATGGAAAAGAAATCATCCAAAACAGGAAGAATATAATAAGTACACGAATTTTCCAGACGGAACGCCATCATGAAAGGAATTCTAAAAATGGACAAATCATTCATCAAAGGATTCATCCTGCTCGTTGTCGTCATGATTATTATCGGATTCACCATCCAACATCTGGTCATGCAAAATCCCGCCATTAAATCCATCAACGAACTCGCCAACAAAAACGGAAACTACCTGTCCTTTTGCGAAGGCGACGCAGCCTGCGAGAAACGGGAACTCGACTTCATTCGTGAAACGGGCCGTACGCCAGCGACAGACTCTGAACTCATCGACGTCTACAACATTCCAGACGACCGCCTGTTGTTTGAAGGACACGGCCCTCAGCCCATCCAGAAGCCGCTTCCTCCAGACGTGTACTGCGACGACTGCGAAAACGAAATCAACGCCACTCGTCTCATCCAGTAGGGGTTATTAAATGGCCCCAGCCGTCTTGAACGAATCGCGTTCAATCAGTACCAAAATATAAACAACCGGCAGGATTCGTCCAAGTACGAATCGATACGCTGGCGCAAATAACGGAGAGGACCAATGGAACACGCCATCTTTCAACACGCTCAGAAACTGCTACTACAAGCGGCTCATCAGGTTTTCAACGGGTCATTCGCATTCATTGGAGCCCTGATAGCCTACAAAGTCTGCGGCGTTACAATCCGACTGAAAGAATCGAAATAAACAAACATTCAAACAACCCGAAAAGTTTCCAAAAACAGAAAATATTGTCATTAATCACCCCAAAAACACCCATTTCGTTGTCAATAAAGCCAAAAATCTTTCCAATAACAGCCAAAAACATAAAAACCCCTAACATTCGAGAAAAAGCAGAAAAAACAACTGATTGGGTATTATTAATAACCCAGTCGTTCAAGCTTGCTTCCTGTCTTCGGCTGCGCCTCAGAGAAGGCCTTCGCGGGGCTCAGTCACGCTTCAGTTCTTCGCTTCGCTCCGAAGTTCGGGATAAATCCCACCGGAGAACGACGTTCTACGCTACGCTCCGAAGATGTCGTCAAATCCAACCACCCAGCACACTCATACCGTCCAAGTTTATTAATATATATAGTCCCTAAAAATCGTTACTCTTGTCAAGCAATTTGTTACACGATTTACACATATTTCTTAACAGGAGAAACCAGAATGCCCAAAAAACGACAGTGTCTCGTCGATGGCGGCTACATCATGCTGGACTTCATCCGAAAAGAAGTCCTCCACAACTTCATCATCCTGTCGATGAGCGATGAAGAGAACCGAATCGTCAAATCAAAGCTCCTCAAGCTCCTCAGCCAAGTCAGAATGAATCCGGAAGGGTATGCGGAAATACGCTGAAAGGAACCCTCATGCAGCACTTTACGCCAGCGCAAAACGTCGTTGGAAGCATCCTGTTCGTCTCAGGACTGGCGAACATGTTCCTCATGCTCCCATTGCTCATCCTCTACTGTTCAGGCCCCTTTAAAGGCCGAAAATATATAGGTTACCTAATTAAAACAATATTCATCGCCTACTGTCTGTCCGCCCTCCTATTGATGGTGATTTGAAATGTCCAACAAACACGTCATGCAGAATCTTCCCATATTCTCGAAATACAAAATCTGCAAGTTCTGTCGTTTTTTCAAAGAATCAAAACTATCTTCAGAATGCCATCGCTATCCGCCAGCGCAGGAAATGCGGTTTCCAATCGTCCAAGCCGCATTCTGGTGCGGCGAATGGCAAGAAGAGACCAACGAGTACAAGAAACTCAAACGAATCTTCTGACGCTTGATTTTCAGGATTGATCTGTTATCATGAACATCGATTCGGAGAGTATGACCATGTGTAGACTGTGCAAAGTCTGGCGCGAAGAAAATCCGGAAGAAACTTCAATGGCCTATCACATCGCAGTCAAAGACCAGATATACGAAACGAGAATCCTCGAAAAATTAACGCCGTGCGAAAAAACTCTCGAATGGATGGAACGGTCAGCCGATATGGCCTATATCATCAGAGGACTCGAAAAGATTTATAGAAAAAAGAAAAAAGATGAGAAAAATCTTCCAGATTGGAAAAAAACATGTATTCACATTCTATCAGTCATTCAACAGGCAATTAGAGTTTGAAAGGAAAACAAATGGGAACCCAGTACAAACCCCTGCTCGTCTTTCAGACCTACAGTGAAGAAATCATGAAAGAAGCCGTTTTCAATGGGTTTATGGCGCGTGACGATAAGAATCGCAGTTACGATAACGTCAACAAACACCCGAATTTTACGTTGTACGAATCGCAAATGAACGGTCAACCGTGGACGCTCTATCTGAAGGACCAATCGCTCATGACGATTGAAAACGCAAAAGACATCATTCGGGAAATTTCGTATTTCTACGAAGATTCGGTCTTGGAAGACGAAGACGGCTATTGATTTAATTTACCTCATACTCTCTGTCCTTGGGGGAGCAATGCCTCGCTCCCCCCATTTCTTTAAATTTATAAAGAGGGAAAAACAGTGGTTCTGGTTGCAATCATTTCACTCGGATTCATCGCATTGTTAGGCGTTGTTTTAATGTGGATGTTGTTTGAATTCCTGTATCAGGATGACCATATTGACTGTTGCCCCTGCGACGACTACGAACACCAGAAGTACATAGAGGATGAGCGTAATGACGGATGATCCCAAAAACGCTGTCAATCAAGCCGATATCGAGAAGGCGATTAAAACCGCTGAAAAGAGACAGGAAAAATCAGACTGTCTCAAACTACTGAAAATAATCTACGAAGAATTCGGATATCCGGCTGGATGCAAAATCACGAACGAATCATCGGTCTACGTTCCTGCAAACCATCTCATCAACGCAAAGGCAATCCGAAAAGAGCTTCTGTATCGTCAGATTAGCGGCGCTGCGCTCTACGAACATACGCTGGCGCTCTTTAGAGAGGTCATCGTTAAAAACAGGTTGAATACAACCTACATCATACGCGAGCGCATAAACAACTTTATCGGACAACGCATTGAAAAAACCTCTCAAGAACCAAAAAACGATAATCGTTTGTCTGTATCCGCATATCCTCAGGATTGGAGCATTTCAGACGTTTTGACGTTCTCGGATAAAGATGGAAACCATCTTAAAAACGATATGAAAGAATCGTGGATTATCCGAAAAAACGAAAAGTTCTACGACGTTATTTCCGGAAAAGTGTACGATACGCTTATCCCCATTTCTTTTAAAGAAAGATAAAAGTCATCTATTACGATTGAATTTATAAGGAGCCAAAGAAAAAGAAAGATAAAAGTCATCTATTACGATTGAATTTATAAGGAGCCAAAGAAATTGATTACCGCAGCAGATATCGATTTCATCAAGAAAGTTCCAAAACACCCCATGCTTGGAGTAGAAAACCTTGGGACATTAACACCGGATGGTCGAGTAATACAATTCCTTGTTGATGGCAGCACGAAGGTGGAGAAATCCAAAGGTACTGCCGAATATTATCAAGGGCCAAACTGGAATTAACCAAGCTGGCAAAACCATTCCGCTTGTCTATCAACCCCTTCACGGGCCATTATCTGCAAAACCCGAAAGAAAGATAAAAGTCATCAGCGAAAGCTCCCAACGGGCCAAGGGCTGATGTACGACCTTCGCGTCACGCCAACTTGATGCGCTGGAGTAGACCCCCCGGAAAGGACAGTTGGCGCTGTTCCCGGTAATCATCAGGATGACTTTTAATATGAAAACGAAAGTGGTCAATATCCGTTCAGAAGGATTTGACGTCTATATCGGACGAAAAGGAAGAGGATACGACGGATATTTTGGAAATCCATTTCCGCTTCGCCCTATGGACCTAAAAGGCGCTACTATCGAACGGTACAAAAGATATTTTCTTGAAAGAATTGAAAAAGACCCAGAATTCAAGGAAAGAGTTCTTTCCCTGAAAGGAAAAAAGCTTGGGTGTTTCTGTAAGCCGTTTCCATGTCATGGGGACGTAATTTGCGAATGGTTGGATAAACAATAATGAAAAAGAAAACATTTTGCCTGAAGACAGAAATACTCGCCAGCGAAAAGTATTCTCAGATGATGAAAGAAAAAGAATTCGCCAGCGAACTATACTCGGCTCTCTGCAACAACTTTTGGGGAACGAAAAAGTACAGAGAAAAAGGAAATGTCGTTCAGGTGCTGTATTGCAGTTCAATGAGAACCTGCGCAAAAGACGTAGCCGATATCCGAAACGAAGTAACCGGCGGAAACGAAACGTATCTGGATTATTTCTGCGAAACAGATCCGAAAAACCCGAATGGATTCGTTTCGGACAGAATCCGACAAATGATGAAGGAAATAGGTCTCAAACAACTTGATTTGTAATGGCCTCAGAACGCTGGAGAACGCGCAATGTTGATAGATGTTCCAATTTCAGACGAAGAACTGGAACACTTTCGTGAAAAATTTTGCAACGTCTCGAGAGATTTCACAATGAGCGCGTATGTTGCAAGCCAGCTTGTCGCGAAGATTGACGAACTGAAAAAAGAAAACGAGCGGCTTTTGGATGAATTCCTGATTTGCGACAAATCGTTTCACAAACTCGCTGGCGATTCTGAAGCGCTTGAGAGCGGCCTGAACCTTCGACAGGCGCTTGATAAGATTGAGACGCTACAGGCCGAAAACGCGCGGATGAAAGCGCTCAAAGAAACAGAAATAGAAAATGATTGGCCGGAAGAAAAGGCATGCCATGACCAAGCAGTGATTGAATTTTCCAGAAGTATTGAAGGCGGTGAGTGATGCTGACGACGACTTTACGGGAATTGCGCGAGAAAAACGCCTGCGAACCGGGAATGGAAACGCTTATTGCATCCCTCGGGCATGATTACGGCAACGACACGCCGATCACCATGATCCAGATTCTGAACTCAAACGGATTAGACCATACGCACTGGGCGCTGGAGAATACTGGCGGCGATATTGGGGAGAAGATCCTGAACCTCGCCGCCTGCGCGTATGCCGAACGGACGCTACATCTTTTCGAGTGGAATTTCCCGGAGGATAAAAGTTCACGTCAGGCCATTGAAACAAAACGGAAATGGGTAGCTGGGGAAGCCTCTGACGACGAATTGGCCGCCGCATGGGTCGCATGGGCAGCCACAAGGGCCGCAAAAGCAGATGAGAAACAAGCTCAAAAGGAGATTCTGAGAAAGTTGCTGACGGAGGTGACGCCGTGAAACGACTGTTTATGCTGGCGCTGTTATTCCCGCTTGTCGGGTGCGCAAAAGACCAGCCAGACCCGTGCAAAACGCAACTGGAATCGGAATACGAAGAATGCCATATATTCGATTAACAAATATGAAAGAACTTCAGGAAAAAGAAATCTCAAAACAGGATTTGAAAGAAATTATCGCCTATATGGGATATGACATTGACGAAACAACGCCAATTTCCGCTCAAACAATCCTGAACGCTAGCGGACTCAGTACAGCTCAATGGGCTCTGGGAAAAGCTTTCGGAGAAAAGGGCAAAAAAATATTGCATATATCGACAAATATATATAGCAAAAGAATTTTGCCAATCTTCGAAATTTATTATCCGAAAGAAAAAAGGTTCAGAAAATACATAGAACTGAAAAGAAAATGGATTGAAGGAAAAGCAAGCGACGAACAACTCATAAAAACGAGAGAAGAAGCGCTTCTTGCGAGTACGGGAAAAAGTTCATCAGAAAAAAACGACGCTGGCGTAGAGGCTGGATTTGCGATTATAGAATCCATGCTGATAAAAGATGAAATTAAAATGGCCAGATGGACAACTAATTTCATTTTATCTTCGATACACAGACATTACCAAAATTCAGAATCACAGGTGTATCACGCGTATAAAGAATTCAAAAAACAAAAAGAAATTCTTCTAAAATTACTGGAGAAAAGTAATGGCTGAAGTTGTAGCAATAAAAATTGGAAATACGTTTAAGTGAAAAAACAGTAAAAAGACCTTGAAAATGAATAACTTCATGATATTGTAAAAGAAGTAGCCTATCAGGGAACTGATGCCCGTTGAACCCCTCGGGGTCATATGTGGATTGTAGGTGTTGAACTGACGGCGTACGATCCGAAACCGCGTTGAGCCCATCCGGGCCATATGACGGCGTAGGGTGACCGTGTGGCGACGTAGTGAATAATTGGCGTCATCATGCTTCAAACATTTTAGAGTTGAAGACTGAGCGATTGCTGATATTTACAGCCCCGAATCCGAACGGATAAACGGAAACCGGGCGTCATATGCTGGAAGTCCGGTTGGCGAAAGTCCAGCTCCATTTGGATACAAACCCTCCCCATCCCATTATCTGCGCAAGCGGGGCAAGGTGGGGAGGAGGCCAAATGGGTAATGACAAAAGGAAAACGACCTCATGGCGTTTAAGCGCATTCCACCTGACAGAGAATCCAGTCGGTTTATTACGGACTCTGGCAAGACGTCCATAAAAACTGATCGTCTGAATGTGGGCGACGGTCCAAACTTCAGAATCCTGTCAATCGATCAGGGCTTGACGCTAACGGGTTTCGCCTTGTGGGAAGAAGGCGTCATATCGCGACATGGCGTCTTCCGACCGGGCGGATGCTCCCTGATGTCGCGCTCTATTCATTTTGAACAACGGATATTCGACTGGATGGACGAATACAAGCCGACGCTTATCGTTCACGAGACGTGCGGCGCAATGGCAAGAAGCGCGCAGGCTGCAAAGGGCGTTATCCTTGCGGAGTACATCGTCGAACGGGCCTGCTTCATCCGAAAGCAGAAATGCGCTCGCGCCCATCAGGAGATTGTCAAAAAGAAAATCGCTTCACGGTCTCGCCTGATTGAAATGAAGCAAAAAAAGCTTCGGGATTCCCTTCGGCCAATGAAGTCGGACGTTAGACAGGCGGTGTCCGATATAACAGGATTACCACTCGATTACTTCTTTAGCGACGACCACGCAGACGCTATCGGAATCATGCTTTTAGCCCTCCATCATTTTGAACTGCTCGAAGAAGGAGCCAGCAAATAGATGTTGCGCAGGAAGCGCTGAACTGCGCGATATTGAATCGTCAGCGCAAAATCAGTTGAACAAAAAGGAAACGATCATGATCAGTGTCATCGTGTGCCAAATGAACAAACCGGCCAAAACCGTGTCTGTTGCGCCCGGTACGACCATTCGCTCGTTGCTTTCGCAAATGAGCATGGACGTCGCTGGTAAAACCTTTACGGTTGTCGGTAACGAAAACGGTCCGCTGTCGCAAACGCCGGATTACATCCTGCAAGATGGCGACAAACTCCGAATCACGGCCGCCAATACCGCTGCGTAGCGATTAGGCGAACTGATTAAATCAAGGAGAGGGGGCTAAAATCCCCTTTCCTTACCTTTTTGAGGAATCATTCATGCAGAGCCCATATGCGAATACCGGTAACGATTCTTTTTTTGACTGTTTAGACCATGAATTCTATAGAGTCTCTGAAATCTCGGATTTTTTAGGGAATTATGCTTCCGATTGCTGGAACTTTTCCTTCGCTGCAAATTTACAGTATAAAAACACCGTGGGCGATATCGAAAAAGAAGAAGGATATAATTTTAACGGCGTTTACTTTGGAGTGTTTGAATATTGCGGTTTCAGCTTTGTTAAAACGTTTGGAATTCTAGAATTAAAATATCAGAAAAAAAGACACGTCACTCCATTCAGAATCCGTCCTCTCCATGATGATAACAAACAGAAATGCGCTGTTAATTTCGTTGAATGCATTAAAGAATCGTTTTCTGATCTGTACGTCGAAATGCTCAATGCAATATCAAGAGGAAACGTCCTCAGTAGATGTCAGAGAATTTCAAATAAAATAAATATTCTTGGAGTAGAATCTGGAATTTGGTTCGATTCGATCACGAAGTTTTCAAATGACCAAAGAGGATTAACAAACCATATCACGCTTGCGTTTAAAGACGAAGTAAATGCTAATTCCAACACAGACGTAAAAGGAAAAGGCGGGTCTTTCATCCCGTGTTACGCATTTGACGGAAAAAATGCAGTTTTATTGTGGCAAAAATACGTTCAATCAGTTTTTGATATGAGTTCGAACCAGACCCATAATTTCAGAATGACCGCTGATGTTAAATCATTTCAAATGCCAATTGAAATTGATGTGCAAGAAATTGAAAACGAAGAAACTCTTCCCGGTATTTTTTCAAACAGTTACGACGCAATCTCTTTTGCGTTTTGCGTAAAAACAATTTTTGAAGACGAATTTATTATTGGATTACCGACAATGACAGTGACGGAAGAAAACGTGGAAGAAATAGTTTCTCTTCTATCGTCAAACTTTTTTAGAAGAACAACAAGATTTTCTAGAATCATATATGAAAACGCTGAAATTTTTACGCTTTTTCTAAAAAAGGGATTAAGACTGCTCAATAAATTTAAAAGGAATCAGTTTATGCCTCAAATTGATATCGAAATGCTTCCAGACTCAATTACCGAACAGCCGGACGAGTCTACAATTTCTGTATTTTCAATGACCGGTAATGAACACATTTCACAAACCGCACTTTCGGTCATGATGAGCGCGAATGAAAGGAACGTAGAAAAGAAAGAAACCGAATATTTAAAGATGATTGAGAGAATCAAACAACGAGACCCGGAAGTTGCTGCTGCGTTTATATCGTCGAAAAGCGCATTGCAACGCACTCGTCAGGAATGGAATAAATACAAACTGATCAGAAACAGGACGATAAGAGACGTGATTCCAAAATCTAAATCAGACATCCTGTGGCATCACGCATTCTCAAATTTTTCAAAAGACAACCCGATTAATAGAATATTTGCAATCAAAAAAGACAACGAACATGTTTTTCTGATCAATACAGAAACAAATGAAGCAACTGTGAATGGTTTAAACACATACACAAGAATGATGCTTGAAACATCAAAATTCATTCCTGAAAACAAAAAAGCGTTTAAAAAGATTTGCAGGGATTTAATCAGATACGATAAAACTTACGAAGAATCGATCAGCAGTCTGTATAATTTCAAAACATGCAGAAGCGAGACCGATGGAAGTTATCAGGGGATCATCGAACGACCTGTCCAGATGGAAAACCTGAAGATGGAGCTTCTCAAAATAAAGAATATGAAAGAACTTCTGAAGGGCTCAGATTCGATGAAAGAATGCGGATTCGATATGTCCCTAGAAGGGAACGCTATCGTTCTTAAAAAGAGGTTCAACAGCTTCAGGTTCATGAATCGGTTCATCGTCCCGATAACGGTCGATGTCAAAATCATCAGAAATCAGAAGTTATCAACCATCTACATGAAAGGAACCGCATTCGAACGTTCCAGCGGAAACTGGCATCCCCATGTCAATAACGGAGAATTCTGCATGGGGAATTTCAAAGACATCATCATAGAAGCAATCGATACAAATCAGCCTGAATACCTGATGGACGCAATTACGGCGATTATGAACTGTTACAACCCGAGTTCCCCGTACCACAGAATCGACGATCTTAACTGGCAGTCGGTTATGGACGCAAACACTCAAGAGTGGATTTCGTACATGAAAATGATCGACATATACAAAAAAGAAATTAGATAACAGAAAGGAATTCCAAATGAAAAACTGTCTTCTTTTTGAAGCGAAAGCATTCCTGAAACTGATGGAATACGCTCGCGGAGTCAAAACTGAAATTTGCGGGATTGGACGCCTTGAAAAAGACCAGTTCGACATTCCCCGCATTACAGACATCGCCATTCTCCCGCAAATCGCTGGAGGCGCTGACGCAAACGTAACAGCGGCGGATATGGAAGTGTTCTTCCAAAGCGTCCCGGAAAACGAGCGGGAAGAATGGTGCTTTAACTGGCACACGCACCCCAATTTTGCGACATCCCCAAGCGGCACTGACAACACGAATTACAACAACATGAGCCAGATGTTCGACTTGTTCGTTCCAATGATTCTGAACCACGCTGGCGAGTACACGGGGTTTGTCTACCACTCGTATCCCATCAAAATGTTCGGCCCAATCAAAAAGATTTTCATCTACGAATTGCGTGAACATGTTTCAAAATTCTCGTCCGTTATTGACCAAAAAGGACAGATTCCATTCATCGAAACCCTTCTGGCGATGACGAACACGCAATTGTCAGCGGAAGAAAAAGCGTCAATCTTCGATGAGATTACGCAAAAAGTGTCTCAAAGGTCTGTGACCAATTACGGCCAGTATGATTATGGATATGGCCGAAACTACAACTATGACGCGTATGGGTACAACAAACCATACGAAAAATGGAACAAGAAAAACAACAAAAAACAGCTTGACCGTCATCCGCATGTAAAAGATGACGTCTTTCAAAAAGATGTTGTTGAGCATTCTGCATGGAATCAGAATGAAAAAATAATCGTCCCGCCGAGTTATCAGCCGTATAAAAAAAACGAAAAAAAAGTAATAAATCAAAAAAAGTTCGTACAAGAACAAATTGACGAAATACGGGCAAGCGGATGGACGGAACAGCAACTGGAAGACGATATGCTTATTCTGGGCTATTCATATGATCAAGACTGGCAGTGCTTCATTTTGAACAACCCGCAAAAACTTCCGCACGCTCCAGAAACGCTATCCATTACGCAAGCGATTCAAATTCTGAAGCTCCCGAAAGGAGAAATTGAAGAACTTGGAATCAGCAACGTTCCAGCCGTAATCAAAGAAGCAGTTAAATCGGAACTCGATGAAATCATCGAACGAATGGAAGAAGTTGATTACGAGTACAACGAATCAGATTCGATGTTCTACGGAGAAAATGGACTCAAATTCACGATTGAAGAAGCGAAAGAATTTTTGAATTCATTAAGGGTCTGCTAGAAATGAAAACGAAACCACTTCTGTCGGTTTCAATCAGACAGAAAAAAGGAATCCTTCATGCGCAAGCGTTTATGTACGGGATATTGGTCTATCAGACGCGCGAAAAAGCGGATGAACCTCTGGCCCTTTTAGAACGCGTATCAAAAATCATGCGCGGAAAATTCTCGATTATTTACGATCGGTGTTTTCAGGGATTGAAAGACAAATCAGAAAAAGAGACGACTTAAACATGATTGACATGATTAAGAAGCATCTGTTTTGTAAGCATGAATGGGAACTAGAAGAAAGAAAAACAATAAAAATGTACGACGAATTTGGATTTGATTGCGTCATGATATGGAAAATATATCAGTGCGACAAATGCAAATTGATGAAAAAAGAACAGGTTAAACTAAAATAAATCAGAAAGGAAAAACAATGCAGCAGTATAGCGAATCAGAACTGTTCTTGCGGCAAAACAAATTCTACTCTCCAGAAAAAATGAACCAGCAGGTGACAATTATTGGATGCGGCTCTCTCGGAGGGTTTATTGCGCTAGCGCTCTGCAAAATGGGCCTACAGAATTTCATTCTGTACGATCACGATTCCGTAGAGCCGCACAACATTTCAAATCAGCCATTCAGCTTTTCTCAAATCGGACTCAAAAAATCTTCGGCGCTTAACAATATAATTACGTCGTCTTCTCCAAAAGAAACAAATGTTTTAGAAAGGGGAAAGTGGCAAGGGAACGCGATCTCTAGAGGAATCGTTATCAATTCTCCTGATAGCATTACGGTCCGTCGGGAAGTTTTTAACGAAACGCCTCCCGGATCTTTTATCATCGACGTTCGATCAGGCCCTGAAAGCTACGACGTGTTCTTCTGCGATACCGCGCATCCAAAGATGACCGCCTTCTACGCTGGAACATTCTTTGACCCGCCCAACTCCGTTTCGGATGGATGTGGGGCTCAGAGCGTCATCTGGTGCGGCATGCAGATTGCAGCGCTAGCGGCTAATGGATGGATGCGTCACTGCAACAAGAAGCCAGTCCCTGTTCACATCAGCGGCTCGCTGGAGTCTCTCCATATGGAACAGCTCTACCCCAACGGACAGGTGAACTGGGTTCCGGAAGAAACTGATTAAGACGCGCCTCTGTAGCGTCACCTACAGACGAGACCATCCCTCGTGATATGCGGCCCTCGCCCGCAAATACGGATGGAGCGAGGAAACTTTAGACTTCATTGAAAACCACGGGCGACTGTGGTAACTTCATTGAACGCGGACAGCCCACTCCGTAGCCCTGTGGGATTTTAGATGATAAAAAGGAAAAAACAACCATGTATGGAGTAAACCGAATCTATCTGGAAGGGAACGTCGGAGGAGACTTAGACGTTCAGTTTCAGGACAACGACCAGTTTACAGTGGTCAAATTCACCATCGCTCAGTTCATCGGAGCCAAGCATCGGGATACTGACAAGTACGTTCCGAAATGGTGGAACATTCGACTCCGCTGTAAAACGGACGTCAATTCGGAGGCTCAACACGTCATCGATAACGTCAAAAAGGGAGACCTTGTTGTTATCGAAGGTCGTCTGAGCGGATGGATCCCGGAAGGCGAATACGCAAAAGAAGCCAGCGAAAACGGGTATCGGGCCACGCCAGTCTTGTTTATCAATGCTGATTCAGTCCGAAAGCTTGAACGGGCTCCGAAACAGGCGGCGTCTAATCGATCAAATCGTGAAGAGATGCCAAACTTCTAGTCAAGTTGATTGACTGGAAACCGGAACAAAACGGTCTTTGTTCTTTGGGAAACCAGAGGTTCTTTTCAGAATGATTGGGAAGTAAAACAAAGAAATTCCCGTGATGGTTCTAGTCGGGATGAAAAAGACGAACCATTCGCCCAGATAGTTCAATGGATAGAACATCCGTCTTCTAAACGGAAAGATGAGCGTTCGATTCGTTCTCTGGGTTCCATTTGAAAAGGGAATTACTCGCATGTATCACAGAGTAGAAATTCGTTCAGACTTGGCCAAGAACTGGCTGAAACAAAAGGGATGGGTTTTAATTAATAAAAAAACATCCCAGTTTCCGAACGCCGCTGACCGGTATTCGCGCAAACGATATCCTAAAAGAGCCCCATTCTGCGCGGAAGACGCCATTGGCGCTGAAATCTTCCATCAGTTTTGCACAGGAGAGATTCCACATGACAAGCCAAATTCCTGATAAAGACGTATTCGATATCATTGAATCGATTGCGGATCAGGGCATTCGCTTGAGAATGTTTCCAAAAGACCAGACTGAAAAAGGAGTTGTTGATATCCGAACCATCGTTCAGCTCGTTCAGAACGAAAGAAAACTCGCGCAAACAGAACTTGAAAAGTTCAAAACATCTCGGGCTGGCATCGACCTGTCTGGCGTCTTTGTTTATGAAGCCCTTCAAAAAGAAATGGACGAGATGCAAGAAACAATTGAGACGCTGGAATTCATCAAGACAAGCGCCTATCGCCAGCGTAACGAAGTGGTTGCAGCGCTCGCGAAGATGGCCTTAATGGCAGGCGTGAACGCCGGGAAGAAAATAGACGAAAACAACAAAGAGTTTCCGCACGTTCTTTACATCGATTTACCAACAGGCCAAACGTCATGGCATTTCAAATCCGTAGAATATGATCTGATTAAAAACTTCCCAGACTATGAAGGAAGTTGGGATAATCATGACAGATTTGAAAAATCTCAGCGCGTGACAGATTTTGCGACGAAATATTTACCGACAGAGTAGAAGGACGAAAACATGCAAGAAGTCATGATAGAAACAGGCGGAAACAAAATTATTCTAAGAGAGAATTTTGGACAAATTACTCTCTCTATCAATGAAATGTTTGCGAATATCGAACACTCTGTTTCGGCTACTTTTTCATGTCCAAAACAACTTGAAACGGTTCTGGTTAATCTAAAAATGTTTAAACACGCGCTTGAAGATACAGAGGTGAAAATCAAATAGGAGGACGAAATGGGAATTAACAGATCATCTTTTCCCCCTATGATTCAGACGCTTTTTGGCGCAATCACTCCGTATGAAAATTCAGATAAACCATCTGAAGACTTGATGAACGCAAAAACGGCGTTATCACAAGCGAAAGAAAAAACTGCTTTTATTCTGAAAGAAATAAACGGAATCCGGGTTGCCTTGACCGGAAAGCATTTAATGGATGAATTCACCAGAGTAGAAAAAATATGAAAAATAAAAACAATTCAATCGAAATAGAAGACATCATCATTGACGCTTGTCAGCGTGGATATATCGATGGTCAGGAAAATAAAAAAGTAGAAGTATTCCGATTTCCTGTAAAACCAAAAATATGCCACAACGTTATTCAGATGAAAGTTGTACTGGCGTCATTCCCATTCATGATTATGAGAAGCAACGACGGCTATCTCTATCGGTTCAACGGAGAATGTTTTCAGACAAAACATGGACTCGGGTGGAGAAGAACAAGACAATACGCGCAGCCGCCCTATTGGCCATACGAGATACAAAAAAAGGAACAAGACGATGGATGAGCTGACTCTACGTGACGCAATGTACGAACTACTGAACGATGAGGTTAAAGACAAAGACAGTTTCTGCATAAACTCGGTGGAGTCACTGACGTGGTACACGGGACACATCGAAAGACTGTTTGGCCACATTAAACGCCAGCGCATGATTGCGGACAAAAAGATGGAAGCCCTGAAACGGGCCTATGAAGCGGAAGCTGAAAAAATAGAAGGAGACTTTCTGCGTGAGACCGCTGAATTTAGAAACAGTATCAGAACGCTTCGGTTCAAATACGCCGCTCAGGCGAACAACTTTGCAAAGTCTCATATCGAAACGCTCAAGTCTCGCTCCTTTAACGTTGGACAATTTCGTTTCGGGTTCAGGAAAAAAGCGTCAACCCTTAGGGTCACAAACAGGGAAAACGCCATCGAATGGCTGTATCGCAATGGACTCGATCAGGTAGTTCGAGTCGAAGAATCGATTGATATGTCGGAACTGAATAGCAGGTTCAAAACCGCAGACACCCTGCCAGAGGGCATATCCAAAACGCCAGAAGAAGACATCTTCTATATTCGGCTTGCGGATTCCGACATGACGGAACAATTAACGGGAGAACCAAACAGTGAAACCGACGGAGACAATATTCAGTAAGGTCGCCGGAACGTCTTTCTACTCCGTTCCTTGGTCTGAAATGAAAGCGGGAGACAAACTGGTTTTAAAACGAGAGCCTGAAAACATATACGACAATAATGCGATTGCGATATTGACGAATTCAGGACAACAGATTGGACACATCAACCGGATTATCGCCGCCGATATCGCCTCTCTGATTGATGATGGAAATTTGTCTGTCCAGTGTGAAATATCGAATATCACCGGAAGAGAAAACAATAAGAACAGAGGATGCAATATCAAATTAACGTTGATTTATTCAGACAAGTATCTGAATAGCTTTTGATAGAAAGGATTGTCATGACCATTAAAAACAGAACAGCCAGACTCCCACGCGCTGGCGTCATTCGGCTTGGAACGCAGAAGACGGCGTCTTCACCCGGGCGAAACGTTGATTACTTCCGAATCGACACCGCCTCCTTCCCGCCAGAAGTAATTGAACAGGCGCTTGGAACTGAGCCAAAAGAGCTTCGCATTCGTTTCCCGAACGTAAACCGGGAAGACCCTGAACGCTCCGCCTCTTTCATCTTCGACGCAAGCTACAAGGCCTACAAGAATGGCTCGTTGTTCTGCAAAGGCGATGGCGAAACGGCTGTACGCGCAATGGCCAAGAACAAAATCGAAACGGTTCAGTGCCCCTGCGAATACCTCACCGGCAAGAATCAAATCTGTAAGCAGCGTGCGGACCTGCGCGTCATCCTGTGCGATCTTCCGTTTATGGGCTATTTCCAGATTGGAACCAGCTCATGGAATAGCATCAACAGCATTCAGGGCATGATTGACATGTACCGAAACCTGTTGGGAGAGCGATTCTGGACGACGGAATTCGTTCTGTACAAAGAAACTGCCATGATGCAGGGGCACCGACAATATCTGCTTCGTCTGAAAATCGCGCCAGAGTTCGTGTCCTCTTTGCCGACAGGCGGGTCTGTCACAGCGTCCATGGTCTTTGAAGACGATGCGGATGATGAACCAGAGGACGAGTCATGCCAGACTACAGAATCGTCTGTCCAGACTGCGCCAGAACAGACAATCGAAATGCAATGGGCGGCTTCCGTACCATCTTCGTCCAGTGCGACCGATGCTTCTGGTCCAAAGGAGACGCCAGCGCAACCCACGGGGGAGCCAGAGGAACCTGTGAAGACTGTGGACGCCCCGCCAGAATCTATCAGTACGGACCCCATTCCCCCCTTGCCGGAAGAACCTTCTGCATCTGTGAAGACTGCGTCCCCTTCTAGGACGGTAACGCCTCAACGACGGTCAAAAGAAGCGCATCTCAGAAACGCAGTACGACGGTATGGGCAATTGACCAAAAGCGCGTCGCAAGAACCAAACGAGATTCTGTCAGAATTCGTTGATGGGCTCACGATTGAAACCATCCCGGACAATGACATTTCAGGAATTCTGAATGTTGTGAACGAAGCGATCAAGATGGCTGAAAACGGAGAAACTCAGCAAAAAATTTCAACGGCCCTTCAGGAATCTGATATTCCTTTCTGATTCCCAATGCGAAATAGGGGAGGGTAATTCCTCCCCATTTTTTTGGAGAAAAGAAAATGAAACAGAAAAAATTAAAGGACATTAAATATGTTCTTTCATTGAAAAAAACTATCGCAAATAACAACATTCAAGAAAAAATGTTTGACGTTACAGACTTTCTTGAATACGGGCCTGCTGCCGGTTTTCCGATTTTTGATGATATTAAAAACAGTATAAATGTTCCTTTTCCAAGAAATAAAGAAGAAATTGTTTTATACAACTCAAAAGACATCATGATTCCGATTGATGGATTTATGTTCGGAGTTATCGAAATGTCTTTGTATCTTTTTGTCGGGGAAAGAAAATATCTTCTCATCAGAAAAAAGTGTTATCCCGGAAGAAGCAGAAATGTTCTCGTAAGGAAAGGAAGAATTGTCATATGCAAATGAACCCCGCGCAATTAGAGATGTCCAGACATCATAGCGGCCCTCTTCTGGTTGTCTCTGTCGCTGGTTCT